GACTGCCGCTTCAAACCTGGTCGGGGTGTAACCCTCAGTCTTTAGGTATCCGACAACATCGGCCTGAGTTGCACTCTGGGCCTGCATTCTGCGCACGTTTTCTTGCACGCGCTCAATGTTTGGTAGTTGCGTAGCCATTATTTGGGCCTCGGGATAAGGTTGAATTGATTGACGTATGAAGGCGCAGGTGCCGCTTTGGTAGTTCCAGCAGGTGATTCCTTGGCCGCATCAGCGGCAATTTCTGCCGGGGTCTTGATGCGCTTGAATGGATCAAACACAATCTGATTCGCATCGAGCTTGTAGCCTTGTGCCACATTTCTATATCGATCAATCAAGTCGCCTGACAATACCCGCTGCGACTCAATGATGTTGCGTGACTGTGCAAGAAAATCATTTCTGATTTTTGAGGTTTCATCTTCGGTGCTGCCAAGTCTTGAGCCAGTCAGTGCCTTGTTGTATAAGTTCCTGATGCCGTCAGGTATGCCACCGGCATTGGCAGCAGTTGCAAATTCACCTTCACGCACAACTGATCCAGGGTCAAGCACTTTCATAAAGCCATAGACCAATGCAATATCACCCGCTGCTGATGGATTTTTAGCTGCGACTTCAATCTTTTGATATGCCTGCGCCAGTTCAACGTAAGGTTTCATCTGGGCAGTGAATTCAGAGCGCAGATCCTTCTCGTTGCCGAATGCCTTGCCAGTGCCGGGGATGATGGGCTGGGGGCCAGTAGGCGCAGCAGCGCCAGCAGCCGGGGCCACAGGTGCGCGAGGTGCGCCACCAGTAACAGCGGGAGCTGCAACAGCACCAGGCGCACCAGCAGGCGCAGGCATGGGCGCGGTCAGGCCAGCACCTCGGCCACCGCCACCGACTACGTAGTAACCCGTCTCTGCACCACCAACCACTTGAGGCGCAAGATTGACTTTGAATTCTTGGCCTGGGGTAACTTTGCTCTTGTCAACCGCAATGACACGATCACCCAACTTCTCAAGAACAATATCTCGAGGAGGACCAAATTCAGTGATGGCCTTCATAGCTCCAGACTCATAACGCTGGACCTGGATGGGTTTTCCAGCGGCATCAGTCATCATCATGGGCGTACCAGTTGGCTTGTCCATCGGGGCAAATTCTGACGGCACAACCTTAAAGCCACCAGTCTTGGTGCGCTGCACTGCCTGGCCTTGAGCGTTGAAGTAAATATCGCCTTGAGTCTCTTCAAAGGTCGGGGCCAACTTTTCGGCCATTTCTTGGTAACGCTTGGCATCCTCTCCCTTGCCTGATGCGGCCATCAAGTCTGCCAATTGGCGATACTGGTTGGCCTTGATGACGTTTTGAGACACTGGCGGCGCAGCAGGTGCAGGTTGACCGATCATTTCAGCGCGTTGCATCGTAGGCCAAGCAGGCAGCCCAGGCATCCCAATGGCCTGCTCAGGCGTAATGGGTGCGCCAGGCGCAGGCATCGGTGCAGCAGCTCCACCACCGCCAAGAATCTTTGCAATGTTTTCTTGCATAGTCATCTGGCGCTTGTACTCGTCCAACTTTTGACGGGTCAAGAGTTGCTGAATCGCACCTTCCTGGGCCTTGCCATAGCTGGCGGTCCCAGCCTGCAAGCCTGCACCAAGCGCTTGGCCCAGTGAGATGGGCACTGGAGATGGGCCACCTGCTTGGAGCAGGGCCGCAGCAGTGGACAACAGCGCTTGGCGCTGCATCGACTCTTGTTGTTGAGGGGTCAGGTACTCACTCAGGGCAGACGTGCCACCGCCAAACAAGTCACCCAGCAAGCCCATGTTCATTGTTGCCATGATGTTGATTCCTTAACCTAGACCCAGCAAACCACCAAGGATTGCGCCATAACCTGCATACTGAGGGTTGGTAGTTCCACCTATCAATTTGCCCAATTCGGCGCCACCCAGAGCACCGCCAAAAGCACTCGCGGTCTGGTTGCGGAAGATCGGTGTGGTTGTCGTGCCGCCAAGGTTTGGCACGTTCTGGCCCAAGGCACTGCCAGTCAGGCCAAGGCGCTCAGAGGCCAGGTTGCGTGCAGCGTCAAGCCGCGCCTGGGCCAACTGCTGGCGTTGCTGCTCGGCAGTCATTACGGCCTGCGCACCCGTCATGCCCAGGTTTTGCTGCTGGGCACCCAAAGCACCCAACTGGCCCACGGCAGTCTGGCGTATGCCAGCGCCAGCGATCTGGTTGGCAGCGTTGGCCCTGGCCGCTTCCATGGCCCTGGCAGCATCAGTCTGGCCCAGGCCAGCAGCCGTGGTGAACCCGGCAGAGCGCAACTGAGCCGCAATCTCGGCTGATCGGCGCGTGTAGTCCTCGTTTGCGAGTGACTCAGCAATTGCCTGGCGCGAGCCACCAAATGCCTTGGCACCCACTGCGCGTGTCTGCTGGGTTTGCTGGGAGATCTGGCGCTGGCGCTCAATGTCTGCCAGCGTATTCTGCACAACCTGTTGCTCGTAAGGGTTTTGGTAGGCGCTCATGTACTGGGCACCCGTCATGGCCTGGATCTGATCAGGCGTATACCCAGCCTCTTTGAGGGCCAATTGAGCTGCCTGGTTGGTAGTCTGCTGACCCGTACCGCCAATGCCGGTGGCCGTGAGCTGCTGCTCTGCCGTTGCATAGCCTGGGGTGAACCCTTCAAACTGCCGGGTTCCAAGACCTGCCGCAGCAGCTCTGGCATCAGCCAACTGCTGGAGATATGCAGCCTTAATGTCAGGATCGATGGACGTTGAGCTTGTGGAAGATGACGGCGTGCTGCTGCCACCCAATGCCTTTGCGGCCAAGCCTGCGCCAACAATTGCCTGAGTCGGAGTGATGCCACTTAGCAAACTGCCAATGCCACTTGCAGCACCACCAGCGGCAGCACCGCCAGCAGCACCGCCAGCAGCAACGCCACCAAGACCAGCAAGACCAGCACCCAAGCCAGCGCCAAGGCCACCATAAGCAAGGCTGGAAGTAAGGCCCAAGCCACCAGTTCCAGCAGCAGCAGTGCCAAGCCCAATGCCCGAACCTATCCCAGCACCCAGACCTCCAGCAGCACCAGCGCCAGCACCAGTTAAACCAAGGCCACCGCCAGCAGTCAAGCCAGTACCAGCAACCGCACCGCTGGCACCCAATCCTGGGATACCAACGCCTGCCAAGCCACCAGTGGCAGCCAAAGCTCCAAGAGCAGCAATGGGGACGGCATTCTTAGACAAGCTCAAGTCTTTGTCTACCTGTGCCAATCCTTTGCTGATTGCCGGGGTCGGATCGAGTTGTGCTAGTGCGCCCATTTAAACCTCACAATTGTTTCGTATGTTCTGAATAAACCATCATCAATTTTTTTGATCTCAAATGGATATGGTTGATGGTTGAATAGTTCATTGATCCTTGGGTTGTCGTAAAACGTGACGGCATAGTCGTATCCATGTTCCTTCAAGTCATCAAGGTACTTTTGCACGTTGGACACAAGGTCTTTTGCGCGTTCACCGTTGATGCAATGAAATTCGATGCCGTTGTTTTCGATCTTCTTTGTCAGGATCAGAGTGTCACCCTGGCGCACAACAAAGTTGCCCGTCTTGGGTGAATTCATCAGACCATCAAAGTAGGCATCCACAGTGACAGCGAAACCGGCATAGTTCTTCGCCAGGTCTTCGGTGAGGATTTGTCTGATGTCTTTCATGGTCAAATTTTAAGCCTCAACGCTTGCCAGCGGGTAACACGTCCAAACGATTCAAGCCGACACGCCAGTCATCAAGCACTGCCCCGGTGTACCTGACCTTGACCTGGCGCCCAGAAAACCGCACGCTGGTGGGTTCGCTGGCAGAGTAGGGGCCATAAGTTGTCTCTGTGGCAGTGGGGTACATGCGGGTCTTGAAGGACACAACGACCTCGCCCAATGTCTGCTCGTCAGGGATCAACTGCCGCACGCTCATCACCTGCTCACCAGAACCGATCTCCACAGGACCAGACTCAGCGTAAGGCGCGACAGAGTCATAGGCAAAGCCAACCTCATGCTCATAAATGTACCCATCAGCAGAAACCATCAGCGGGTTCAAGTAGACCCCACGGTCAGTGCCAGCCGTGCGAGACATGGTTCCAATCGACCAGTGGTTCTCGCGGTAGTTGTAGGTGACATATGAGTCATTCTCATTTGACTGACTTGACGGGTAAAACCAAATGATCTCGCCATATTTGGAGTTGTGGACAGAGTAGATCTTGCTGGCCTGGTTGTAATTGATGTTTTGGAAGATGTAGTCACCAACGTCAGACACCAGTGGCTTGACGTACCCGTCATAGACCCAGAACCCTGACTTGCTCATCCAGATCGCGGCAGTGTCAATGGCCGCAACGGCCTGGGAAGAGATCAAGCCACAACCAGACCCGGCCTTCTCAAAAGAATAGACGTAAGGCAAACCAATGTAGGTGCTGACGTGGACATCGACATCAGTGAAAAGCAAATTGACACCGCGCACACGCTTGCCTGCCTTCAATGACCCGACAGTTTGCAGCTCAAAGTCACCTGCCTGGTTGGTGGCTGCCGGTGTCCAAGTAGTGTTGTTCTCTTGGTCACACCACTGCACCTTGCGAGGATTGCCACCAGCACCCAGCGCAAAGACAAAGCGCTCTGCCGTTGTCATCACGGCATTGCAGCTCGTTGGCGCGTTGGTGATGGCAGCGGCCAGGGTTGGTGTTGAGAACCCCAACTGCCACTCATAGAGCTTGCCATCAGCGTCTGAGCAGGCGACCAAGTACTCGCCCCAGGTATCCAGACTCCAGGTCGTTGCTGGCGTGATGCTGCCAGTGTCTGGGCGCTGGACACCATAGGCAAAGTTGCCATAAGTGGAGTACCCGTACCCGGTCTTGGTGGCTGCGTCAGCGATGCCAGAGGTGAACCCTGATGGCGTGATGTCCTTCAAAGTGCCAGCCTCATTCATGGCGTACAGCTTTGAGTGAGTACCGGCAGCGATCCAGCGATCCCCTGAGTTGTCGCGCCAGGTGATCAAGCCACGGCATGACCCGGTCAGTTGGCTGCTCGATCTCTTGCGCCATCCACCAATGGGACGCAAAGTACCCTCAAACCAGCGCACCAGGTTCGCGTCAAACCACCGCCCGGCTGACTGATATTCAGTGCCGTTGCGGTACACGCCTGGGGGGATTCTGAGTGTGGTGAGTGCCATGATGGGATTATGCGGAAAGATTGGACACAAAACTCACTGTGGCAATGACTGAGGGGACCGCTGGCCTGGTTGGCGTTGTGCCTGCTGCAAAGTGCTCAATGGACACACCAACGTCTGATGGCCGCCACATGAGTTGGATGTAATCGTTCTCGGCCAACTCCACAAAGAAATTCAGCGCAGCGACTCCATGCGATGGGTCCCCTGATGATTTTCTTGGTCCCATGCCAAATCGAGTGTTTGAATTAGCGATGTCAGTGCCATTCTTGCGAAACCAAATGTCAACGTCTTGCGTGTCATTGGTAGTGTTTTTCAGTTGGATGCTGAATTGCACGTCATAAACGCCACCCTGAGACACGTTCAAACGTGATGAATTTGACAGAGTGATCCCATTTGAGTAGTCGGTCGTGTCAAATGTGATGGCATAGGCAGTTGTCGTATTGGCTGCCGTCTGGTCTGTTCCATCCTGAAACGCACCATAAGGCAGGTTCAAGTACTTGCCACCTCGCGGCCCAAGGACCGTTGACAGGATATTGGTCAGCTTGCGAAAGTACACCAGCAAGCCGCGATGGGTTTGCGCAGTCAGGCGCTCGTCATAGGTCTGACCTGGTGAGGGCAGATCTGGCGGCGCCGGGGTTTCGAGCTGCTGGTACAGGTTTGTCATGTCAGGACTGCCAAGGCCTCATTAATGTGTTTGATGCGGTCTTCGAGGCCAATTGTCCCACCGTTGATCTTCTTCGTGAGTGCTGCCCAGTCCCCTGACTCGGCCAGGCGGTTGCAGTCATGCGTTGACCAGAACCAGCCTGCCGTCAGTGCCGCATATTTAGGTGTGGCAACCAACTCAGGCTGCATGACAAAGTCAACGCCCAGGGCTTGGCCTGCGTGAAAATAATTGCTGTGCCCGGTCAATTGGATGCAACCTCTGCCAATAAACCTGGCGGCATCGCCTGATGCCTCGTTGCGGTTTCCCATACGATCACAGTAAACCTTGTTGGCGATCTTGCTAGGCTGACCCGCGTACTGGTTTGCAACGTCAAGAGTGGGGAAACGCTTGGGCCACAACTTCATCAAGGTGGCAGCGCGGTAGTTCAAGTTCTCTTGCAGCACCTTGAAGTGTCCACATTCATGGCCGCATTGACCAATGAATGCAGCCTGCTGGCGCTTGGTGGAGATGTTGAACCTGCCAAAGGTTTCATTGAGCGCATCAACCCACTCGGGGCCAATGTGCAGCTTTTTGAGTTGTTCACTGTTTACCATTGATGGCCTCTCTCACTTTGTTGTAGGTGTCGATGCAGGCGTTGAGCTGGACTGTGTTTCTGTCTCCCTCGATGGCGATGGCGACAACAGCCTTAATAGCCTCTCTGTAAGGGTCGGGTCTTTCTTCTCCCCGATCTCTGACGGCAGGGGCGGCATCTGGGGTGGCTGGTACGCAACTTGGGGTGGCTGGGGCCGGGATGCGCAACCGGCCAGCATCAACAAGAGCATTAATGTCAGACTGTTTTTTGTTGATCTCATTCTTGGCCTTTCGCAGGGTTTCAGTTTGATTGTTCAATGATGCCGCCAGCTCTTGCTCTTTGGCGCGTGACTCTTCATTGAGCTTGGCAATGTGAGCCTGCATCTCAGCGTCACGGTCGGCATATCCAGAGTGGTGGCCGTAAGCATAGGCACCGCCAACAGCAATCATGGCCGCAATGATCAAGTATGGATTCACTGCCCAGCCTCACGTCTTGCTGCCGCGATCTCCTCGCGGACGTGATCGGGTTCCAGGTGCTCGGGTGGCGTTGTCGGAGGAGGCGGTGGCGTCCAACTCTCATCCAGGGGAGGATTGATCCAGACTGGCAGAGCACCGCTGGGAGGCGCAGAAACAGGGCTAGAAGGCGCTGGTGCAGCAGGGGCAGGTGTAGGTGCAGGTGTAGGGTTCACGGCCTGGCTGACGGCCCCCACGGCACGCTTGCCCACAATGCCGCCTATGCCGCCAACAATGAGCAGCACGATGTCGTTCAACATCTTGGTGTAAGCCTGATCAATGGGGGCCATTGACTTGATGGGTTGCGTCACAAACGTCACGCTGTAGAGCAAGGCGATCACAATGCCAAACAAGATGATGGTGATCATCACCACAACAAAGCCCCAGATTCGGACCTCGATCTCTTCGGGTGTGAATTTACTTTTTAACATCTTCGCCTTTCTTATCGTCAATCTTATTTGTTAAGACTGGGGCAACCAAATACTCAGGGCAGGTCTGCGTGAATAAGCAGCGAGGTTTCTGGCACTCAGGCAGATCGAATTTGTCAGGGTTCTGGCAGACGTAACGATACCGATCCTCGCACCCGGCCAGGACCATGATGGTCAGACAAAGCAGCATTCGCATTTACTCTTCCTTCCTGTTGTCATGGCCCATCTTCTTTCGGTCTTCCTCGAGCTGCTTGCGCAGCCTCTCCATTCGATCAATCTGGGCTTTGCTTTCCTTTTGCACCGCCAGCGTATCAAAATAAATGATCGAAATTATCGGCAGCATCAAGCAAAACACTAGAACCATCGCAATGAGCGCAATCAGAAACCCCATCTTGTCTTTCGGTCCATCACTAGGAGTGACCAAAACACGCTCAGATACACGATGATCAACAAGGCGGCGGCCAGGTAGATTGCTTTGTCCTGTAGGTCGTTTATTACCCGTCTTCGTTGCCATCTTGCCTGTGCCTCACGTTGATCTCGAACCTCCCTGGCTTGCTCTTGCTCAACTGAGATCTGCTCACGCATCTCATTGAACCGTGTCCAAAGATCTCCCAACTCTGGTGGCGACTGATAAATCATTTGCTCTCGCAAGTCAGTCTCCATCTGTCTCAACTGGGTGAGCACAAGGGTACGCTGCAAGGCACGCTCTGCCAAAGAGTCTGCGCCATCGTAGACCTCTTCCTTTGACTTGCGCTCTTCTTCCTTGTAGAAGTCTTGGATCTGCTGCTGGTGGCGCATGAATTCACCCAAGCGCTTTGCAATGTCTCCCATGACCTGGTTGGGGTCATAAGCAGCCACTTCTTGGACGCGCTTCTGTTCAGCAACGATCTGCTTCTTTTGCTCTTTGGTTGGGTTTGGCCCAAACATTCCAGCAATCTCGTTGACGATCTTTTTAACGTCACCAGCAGTATTCTTAACGTCCTTGTATGTGGCAATGCCCTGCTTGATAGCGCTGAATGCGCTAGAGGCCATAAGCAGGATGCTGATTGGGTCCACATCTTACAAACCAAAGATCTTTGCAAACAGAGATGCAGCCGCACCAGGACCCAGCAAGACGGCCACGATCACAGCGTAAAGCAAATACTCAATCTTGGTCATGCGCTCTGACCCCTTGCTGAGAGAGTCGGAAATGAATTTCATCCTCTCTGTGCAAATGGCCTCATGCACTGCCAGCCTGGTCTCGGTGGAGTCAGTCATTCCAAGGCACACCAGTGGCTTTGACAGGTGCTTTCTGTTCAGCGATTTGAGCCAGCAAAGAATCCTCAACAGCATCCTTGTCCACAGACTCCCACACCCACGCCAGCACTGCATCTTTGGTCAAGTCAGCATAGGCAATGGTTGCAGTGCCTTCACTCCATGAACAAGTGCTGATGACAGAGGCAGAGTAATCCCCATCTGTTGCATTTGCTTGCCAATGTGCGGTTGTAACAAAACCATCTGAGATTTGTCGGTCAAGTTGGGAGATGTTCCAAACGATTGTTGACATGGTTTATGCTCCTTCTAAAGCGGTTATACGGGCGGTGAGTTGGGTGATGAGGGCTTGCTGTTCTTGGATGGCGGCGGTCAGTGTGGCAACCAAAAATGATGTGTCAATTTGTTGTGGAAGTATTGAACCATCTTCATTTACAGCATCTTTTTCACCAACTACTGCATTTGGGCAAATTTCTGCAAGTTCGTGTGCGATAAATCCATCATCCTGAATTCCTGTATTTTTCCATGTAAACGAACAAGGTTTTAACAAACTTACTTTTTGCAAAGCATTTGTTATGGGTTTAATATCATCTTTTAATCGGTAATCTGAAGTTCCACCATAGGTAATAGTTGAGCCGTTTGTGGAGATGCTACCTATATATGTACCGCCGTAATACCAATCAACAAGACCGCCAGTAGTTGTTAGACGAGAAATAGCAAGTGATGGATTGCTGTCGGTAGTTAATAAACATCGCCCAGTGCCAAGAATTACCGTCCCAGCAACAGATGCAAAATTATTTGATGTTGTCCCCACCAGCAAGTTACCGCTGGAGTCGATACGGGCGCGTTCTGTTATTGTGTTACCGCTATTTGACCCGTTTGTATAAAACGCAAGAGCAGAACCAGAAAGCGATGCAATTTCAGCGTGTCTTACTGAAGTATCGCCGAAGTCAATAGCACCACCATTGGCGCTTGACCCTTGCAATTGCAAATAAGCATAACCAGAAGAGTTTGCAACAGTAATGTTTTTAGAAGAAACTCCAAAAACACTGGGACTTGTAGTCCCAACACCCAAGTTACCGCTTGCATCAAGGGTCATTGCTTGGGTGAAGGTGATGGCGTTACCTGCTGTGCCGGAGGGGGCTATGTTCCAGCGGTGTTCTCCACTTGTTTGTGAATAAAAAGATGCAAAACCAGTAGCTATGTATTTTTGCGCCCCATCAAAATAATAATTATTTGATAGATAAATGTCTCCTCCAGAAGTATTGGCCCAAAATGCACCTCTTGAGCCAACCTGTACTGCATCATAAGTAGAACTCCAAGCACTAGGCGTAACACCCAATCCCAAGTTACCGCTGGAGTCAAGGCCCATCTGATTTGTGCTGGCAGTGGTAAACAACATTTTGTTGTTGGCTGCATCAAAAGCAATGCCAGTTCCAGATGCCCCTACGCCCGTTGCAATAGCCGCATAAGTGGCATCGGTGTACACAAATAATGATTTGTTGGATGCTCCACCATTGGTAAATCGTGCCACATCACCCGCAGTGGCTTTTGAAACATCTAATCTGTAGGAGGGTGTGCTACCCACACCCAAATTCGTCCCATCAAACACCAACGCACTACCCGTAGTCAGCACCTTGGAGCCGTTCAAATAAGCAACGCCATTGGCTGTGCCTGCGCTGTTGGTCAACGTCCCTGCCACCGCCAGCGTCTTGCCAGCTCCAACATTCAAGCCAACGCTGGTGCCAGTGCCAGCAGCCGCAAAGACTGCGTCAACGCTGTCAAGGTCAGTATTGATCTTGGTTCCCCAAGTGTCAGTGCTGGCCCCCACCTCGGGCTTGGTCAATAAAAGGTTGGTCGTTGTCGTATCTGCCATTTTTTACCCCTATGCGGCCTGTTGCCACGATGTTGAATTGTCTGCGATCTGTGTCCAGGTCTCACTGGTGTCAGATTCTGGAGTCCATGTCTCTGCCGTGTCGGACACTGGCGCCCATGTCTCTGGTGTATCTGACTGGGCGGTCCAGGTTTCAGATGTGTCGGGAATTGATCCCCATCCAAACCCAACCATGACCCCAACAGATCCCACTGCCTCATTTCCGATTATCGCAACCTCAATGACGTTTGACGCACTGCCAACTTCACCAGTCCCAGAAACACCTGTGATGGCCTGGAAAGAGATCACCTCTGCCGACATGGTGCCAACAGCACCAGTGGCAGCGTTGCCAGTTGTGGCCGTGGACCGGGTTACCCCAACAGAGTCAACTGCACCAGTGGCCGCATTGCCACTGAGGTCGATTGACCCAGCAGGCGCGACAGTGCCCACGGCCAGCGTGGCCGCATTGCCTGTGAGTGCATTGGATGAATCTGGCGCCAGCGTGCCAACGGCACCAGTGGCTGCATTGCCCGTGATGGCAATGCTGATGGTGAGCGTGACGGTTCC